TAATCGTTCGTTCCAATCTGCTACTTGCACTGCTAGATCGTCCAATGTATTGAATTTAATAGTTAAGATATTTTGATTTTCCATGATTTAATCTCCTTTAGAATTGAAATATTAATTCTCCATCAACTAGTTGACCTTCTACAACTTTTGGCATTCCTAGTTTTATCAACTTATCAATGACAGCTCGCTTTTGAGTAATAAAAATGCATCTGCGTTCAATCTGACTCGCCGTCGGTTTAATCACAAATGGTTCGGTCTCCACTGCAGGGGATACACATATTACTCTGTTGTTAATATCAATACCGACCTTGAAATACTCTGGGCCTTTAATTTTCCGATAGGCCATCATTGATAGTTTGATATAGCTCTTACATGTAACAATAGCAACTTTCATAGCTCTATCATGTTTACCGTTATGTTTTTCAAAGAAGCTAAAATCAAATGTATTTATAGCTGGTTTTGATTTTTTCTTTGCTACAAGTTCAGGCATAATACCTCCTTTTTAGTAACGACTTAATGTGTTACAATTAACTTGGTTATTTAACTAGAGCTCGTATCTCATTGCCGTGAGTACGGGCTTTTTTACATTTATTTTTAATGTGCTCATCATGGCATCTCTTACACACCCTAATAGCTTTTCGATTTACTTCATCGAATATATAACTATAGGTATATGGGATAATCCGTACGCCACATTTTGTACAATTAACACGCTTCATATATCACCTCCTAGAACCAAAAGGGCATCAATGCAAATAGAGAAACAAATATCATGCAACTAACCAGAATGAATACAGCCAAAAATAATGCTTGCATTAATGTTTCCATTATTCACCTCCATGTTTAACTACATATAGCAACATGGCACTCGCCCATAATATCCCTATGGCCATTACTAGATCAGGTATGACAAAGCCTTGTACATCTGAACCCTCTAGCAACCCGAACATTATAAGGGACGCTATCATGATAAATTTATTCATCTTTCACTCTCCTATTCTTGCCTGGCATCTTTTCGCTAACCAGGTATTAAACGAATCTAAATGAATTAAGCGTTTACCACCACGCTGTCCGATTTTCATGGACGGAAAATCAAAGTCTTCCGCCCATTGTCGAATCACTGCAGGTGCTACACTAGCTAACTCCGCAGCTTCATCAACTGTGATGCATAGCTTGCTTCTATCCATTGAGCCCTCCTTATCAATATTTCATTCACTAAAAGGCTACTTATACTTAGGAGTTAATACAGCAATATAATGCGGCGCCGGTTCAACATCATCAGCAGTAATAACGGCGACTACTGTATCGTCATCTTCGTTTTTAATAACTATTTTTGTAAACATATCAGTATTCAGTATTGTATTTTCTGTCATGATAATCTCCTTCTATTGTTATTTATTTGCTTTATATTTCGGTCAATCAGATTAAAAAAATTTGCTCAAGCGAAAGATCTGTGGATAAAGCTTTTTTAATTTTGACCGTTTCAGGGAATGTAAAAGGGCGCTTGCCATTTAGCTTTTCATTCAATGTTTGATATCGAATCCCTGTTTTATTTGCTAAATCTTTTCGAGTCCACCCCTGTCTGGCCATTTCCGCGTTAAGGTTTGGGTACATAAATTCACCTCCTAACATATAGATATAATTTTTAATATCAGATGTCCGATATTTCGTTCATCTTTATGGCTTAATTGTAGCTTTATATTTCGTTCAAGTCAAATAAATTTATATTGAAATTTCGTTTAAATATATTTAATGTTTGAAATTTCGGTTTTATATATTGATATTTCGAACATTAATTGATATTATACAGATATAGGTTATTTAAATAGGAGTTTCTAAAATGACTCGAGAAGATTATTTAAAAGAGAAAATAAAAGAACAAGGCACCCAACGTGAATTTGCAGCCAAAATAGGTATGCCACCTTCCACATTATTTTCTATATTAAGAAATGTCGGTGGTGCTTCAATTGATAACATAATAAAAATTTGCAAAGGCTTAAATATAAAGCCTGATGAGTTAGCCGAAATCGGTGAGGAAATAACTATCCCTAGTGAAACCAAAGGGTACTACACAAACTCTGAAGCCGCCGAATTCGCGGAATACTTACGCACACGTCCAGGGGCACGCATGCTTTTTTCTGCTGCAAAAGATATGTCTAAAGAGGAGATGGAAGAAACAGTCAAATACATAGAGTTCTTAAAATCTAAACACAAGTAATACACACAAGGGAGAGTGTTATCGTTGGTTGTAAATTTGATTTACTGCGACTTACCACATGCCAATGCTGTGTCAGAGGAATGTGAAGATGTAGATACTCATAACATCTACATAAACAAAAACCTCCCTCATGATCGCATGAGAGAGGAAATTAAACATGAATTAATGCATATTATTAATGATGATTTTTACTTAGATGAACACGTGAACCTTGTCGAACGAATGGTTCGTAGGTCACATATAGATGATTCGGAATTAGAAAATATCGACTTTTATCATCATTTTAATGTGTAATTATAAACAAGGGGAGAAACCATGAAGAAACTAATTATTATTGCTGCATTAGCTTTAATATCTACATTACCGGTACAGGCTGTAACATTTCAGGAGTTAAACCCATATAATGGGTATATGCAGATTCCAAATCCTATGGGCGAAATTCAATTCATACCTATTGAATCATTAGTGACCGAAAAGGACAATGGGAACAAATTAGAAATCACTCTACCTGTATATGGCTATAACAACGGAGATACTGCTATATCAAGTTCTACCAAACGATTTACTTATGATTTTATAAATCATACAATCACAATGGAAATCATAGAAACTACATTCTACGATGGTAGAACCGGTCGCGTTATATTCCATTCATTTATTAAGAAACCTAAACGCGTTGAATTGCAACCAAATACTTATGGGTATCTAGAAGCTATGGGTGCCCTAGGAAATGCACAGCGCACTGGTAAGTACACGCCTAAAACACAAAACTAATAAAAAATAGCCCCTACTCTGCTACCAACAGAATAGGGGCCATGATACACACCTTAGAGGCATATACCAAAGAACACTATTATTATACCACAAAACCTCTAAGGCTTATTTAATATACCCAAATTTAGGCCTAGGAGGTTATTTTTATGGCAAAAAAGAGAGCCGATGGACGATACCAGGTATCGAAAACCATCAACGGTAAGCGTAAATTCTTTTATGGCACCACTAGAAAAGCGGCCATAGAAGCTATGGAGAAATACGTAAATACTAATCAATCATGTGCTAATTTCGATGATACTATTTCATTAAACACCTGGATTAATATATGGTTACAGCTAAAAGAAAAGACCATAACCCCTGCCACCTATCAAAGTTATACTGGTATTATCAATCGTTACATAAGAGATAAAATCGGTGGCGTGAAGTTAGCCGAAATTAAACCTAATACATTACGATATGTCTTTGAATCAATGAACGGATTGTCATCAAGGACTATATCATATACCATGACAATTCTAGGCTCCATATTAGAGCAGGCGGTAAAAGATGACATCATCCCTAAAAACTACATGAAAAACATAGACCGGCCAAAGCAGGTTAAAGTTCGACATATGGTAACGTTATCTGCAGATGAAGTAAAAGACTTCTTATCCAATATATCAAATACAGAACATCATGCGCTATTTAAATTAGCATTTGCAACAGGTATGCGGCGATCTGAATTATTAGGATTGCGATGGTCTGATATCGATTTTAAGAAATCAACTATATCCATTTCACAAACAGCACTCAAAATCGGATCTACTGCAGTTATATCCAATACAACTAAAACGACATCCTCAAAACGGATTATTGCTATTGATACGGAAACCCTACAGGAACTTATGAAGCATAAAACAATCATTGATAAGCGTAGAATAAAAACAATGAACTGGATTAATAATAATCTTGTATTTCCTGGTATAAAAGGCGGTCCTCGTTGTCCTGATGAAGTCAGCAAGCTATGTAAAAAATACGCCAATTTAATCGGTAAGCCATCTTTTACTATGCATGGTACAAGACATACCCACGCCACCCTTCTCATTGAAAATGGGGCCAATATGAAAGCCATACAGGAACGTCTAGGACATGCTTCATTCCAAGAAACGATGGATACCTACTCACATGTGACACCTAAAATGGAAGATGACATCGTAGAACGTATTTCTAAAATATTCTGATGTCAAAATGATGTCAAACCACGCAAGACTTTATGATGTCAC